ATTTTCAACATCGATAACAACACCTTGAATAATTAATCTGTATTTAGCCCATGCGCTAGAAAGAGTATCTGTACTATTTAACATCTGAGCCAATAAAGGATCTGTTTTACCTAGTTCATTAACAACATCTTTTGATAGGTTTGCCTGAGTACCAAAAGATTCATTGATACTTGCAAGCTTCTGTTGTATTGCTCTGCCGACCTCTTCTGCATTTGCTTCTCCTTCTTCGCCCAATTCCTTTTGTTTTGCAATAGTTTCTTCTAGGGTGGCGTCCATAGCCATAAATGTGCTATGTAATGCTCTTGCTTGAGACTCAGCGTCACCAGTTTTCATTGCTGCTTCAAATGTTTTTACAGTTTGGGCAGAAGCCTGTTCCATATTTTGAATGCTCTGGAAAGCGTTAGAGCTAATTGCTTGAGCTGCCATGTTAGCGTTTTCAGACTGTTTAATCATTGTAAATATCTTTGCTGTAGCAACTTCTGCAGAATCTCCAGCAGCCATAAACTGTGCTTTTAATTGAATAGCAACTTGACCAACATCTTTTCTATCTGTTTGATCAAACAGTTTAATGTAGCTTCCCATAGTTTCTTTTACTTGTTCTTTAAGTTTCTTATATTGTTCAATAGTCATGCTTATAGGAATATTAGCCTTAGTCATGCTTTCATAAATCATCATGTTTTTTTCTTTTAATGCTTGAGCATCTGCAATTGCAGTTTTAATTTTAGCGTTATAATCGGTATATTTAAATCCTGCTTTTTCTGCAGCTTCTGCATCCATGCCGAATGCTTGTCTTCCTAACTCTAATGCGGCAGCTTTTTCTCTTTGAGATTTTATCAAAAATCCAATAGCCGTAGTTAGGCCAGTAACTGCTATTCCTAAAGGACTGGCTAGTCTTAATAATGTTGCAAATCCTTTTAATACAGGACCAAATACTCTAGCAATTCCGCCAAGATTTCCTGCAAGTCCTTTGCTTGCTATAGACAAATTATTAAGTGGACCAATTGGTGCTTTTAGCTTTCCTGCTGTTTCGGCTCCAAATGCTTTGTCTAATCCTCTTGACATAAGTCCAGGACCTTTTTCTGGGTTCCGTCCGCCAAATCCTCCAAATCCAATCAAAGATCCCAATATAGAAGAACCAAATGATATAGCGGTTCCAAGTCCTCCGCCGACCTGATTTCCAAGCATCTGCCCGCCACCAAAAATTGCAGCACTAGCCAGCATGCTCTTAACAAATCCGCCACGATTATATTTTTGTCCGTTTGGTGAAGGAACCATTCCGCCGTTATTCATGTTAGCTATAAAGTAATCATCTGCTACAGCAAATGGTCCAATAGAGCCAGTTCCAGATCTACCACCAGCAGATCTATTTGTCTGAACTCCTCTTAACGTTCCAATTCTTGAAAGATCGTCTAACAAATTAGATCCGCTGGTATTCTTAATATTTTTTAAAAATGGGGATATAGTTTTAAAAGCAAACTTTTCAAAAGAATCTCCAGATCGTGGATCAAATTTTTTTCCACCTCTTTCATACAAAGCTTTTATTAATGCCTTATACGCTTCATCTGTTTTTGTTCCAACTGAATATCCGAATGCCTCTGCGGCTTCATCTAAAAATACTGTTGGATGAATTGATTGAGCTTCTAAACTTTTTGCAATATCTACTGGATTGCCAGCGGATATCATAGATCTATTAGATCCTCTAAACATAGGCATCAATATTCCTGGCGCAAAATAGTCGCTGGTTCCTCTAATTTGCATATGTGGTGCTACATGGCCCCTATCATAGTTAGCCCATAAAGCTTGAATTTCGTGTTTAGGAGCTCTTCTTAATTCATCTTCAGTGTAAGGAACTCCGTTTCTGTTTAGTATTGGTCTCTTTCTTATAGATCTAATTAAAGAATCTCTTTGTCCAGAAAGGCTTGAACCAGTGCTTGTGTCCCAGAACCATCTACGTGCAAAGTTTCCAGTTCTTGTATACAGTCTTGAAACACCTGACATTAAAGCTGGATTTAGTAATCCGTAGTTTCCTCTTCCAGCAGATACCTGTCCACCACGAGTGCTACTATTAATTGCTTCAAGCAATCCTCTATTTTGCTGTGTTGCTTCTTTATTTACAACAAACTCGCCTGGTGTAAGCATTGCTGGAACAACATCTGTGTTTCCAGATCCTGGAACAATATTTCCTTTATTAAACTTTTTAGGAACAGTTGTTTCAATGTTATAGCCAGCACCAGATGTTCTAACTCCAAGTACTCCAGCTATTTTATTTATAAAATCTCTTGTTCTACCCTTTTTAAATAGTTCTCTCATATTAGACTTTCCAGTTGGGTCTACTACTGGCTGATTTAAGGTTGGTACCATTGTTGGATTAATTGTTCTACCCACAGCAGCTGCTTGTGTTGTCATTGCAGATGCAATCATTCTTTCAGTTTCCAAATTCAATGCAATTATTTTTGCTTTAGCTGCTTCTACGGTAAGTTTACCTGCACGTAATTCTGCAACAATCATTGCAGATTCCCTTGCTGCGTTATCTGTTAGTTTAGAAACAATTGGAAGGATATCGTCAAATTGCATCATGAACTCTTTACTAACAACTCCAGTAGCGGCAATTTGTTTCTTTAGCATTTCAATTTCTGCTTTTGATTGCATAGCAAGCGTTGCCATCATGGCATGCCATCTTGCTGCTTCCCCTGATACTACACCTGCTGATACCCCGTTAATAGTGGTTAAGCCTGGTACATTTGGCAAAGGATCGTTCATGTATATCTGAGGATTTTGACCAATCTTTTGATTTACAAGTCCTGATCCAGGGACCATTCCAAACATAGTCTGCTGTAATCTTTCTGTTTCAGTCATACCTGATCTTGGAACCATGTGAGAGCTTGCTCTTGACCCCATAGGACCAGCTAGTGGATGCTGTGGATTAACTATTCTTTGTCCGCTTGCACCTGCAACTAAATTTCCAGCCATTGTTGTAACTGCTGGATTTACTGCTATTGCTCCTGATTTTGCTTTTGCTTCTAGCATTGCAAATTCATCAAGTAGGTTTCTTAATGCCATCTGCAATACCGATGCTGCCTTAGCATCACTATAGAATGATTGCTCAACTAATCTTCCAGCCTTTTCGGCAGCTAACATTTCTGGAGTTAAATACTTCCAGCCTTCTCCGCCCTTTAGGAATGCCTTCATATGGAACGCACCCTTTAGCAAGTATCCAAAGAAGTTAGCAAGCACACCAGTTAACATAATTACTGGACCAATAATTGCGGTAACTCCGCCAGCAAGAGCAAGTATTTGTTTTACTGGTCCTGGTAGGTTGTTAGCAAACTGTAAGACCTTATCAATAACTTGAATAAGAACAGTATTAATTTGAAGGAATTGTTCTCCTACTTCAGCAAGTGAGGCTCTAAGGCTTTCTATTGCTCTACGATATTTACCAGATGCAGATTCAGTTACGGCTGCTAATTCTCGATCTGCTACAGAAGCTAGTTCGCCAGTAGATGCTTTCATTAAGTCTAATACTTGAAGTGTCTGACTTCCCTGACGACCTAAATTTTCAAACAATGCGTTCAAACGTGAGAACTGGAACTTACCAAATAATTGCTCGATAGCCTGTTGTTTTTGAAGCGGATCTAGATTATCTAATGCTGCCTGTAATGCCATTAATGTGCCAGTTAAATTGCCAGCATTATTATTTACAATTCCCAGAAGATCAATTCCAAGTCCTTCAAATTTTGCCACAGCAACATCTGTAGGGTTAATTAAAGATGCTAGTGCTGACTTTAATGCGTTAGCGCCTTCTGCTGCGTTAATACCGCCTTCACGCATAGCAGTAAGATAGAGGGCAAGGTCTTGTACGCTTCCGCCTAATCCTTTAATTACTGGACCAGCTTTTGGAATTGCTTCTACTAAGTCGTTAAGAGTTGTAGAAGTTTGGTTTTCAACGGCGTTGAGAAAGTTAATTGATTGAGAAAGCTCATCTGTATTCTGTTTAAATGCAGACTGAATGGCAAGAGTTGCCTTCATTGCTTCTTGTCTATCTACTTCACCAAGTACTGCAAGCCTTGTTGTTTCTCTTAATGACCCTAGTAACTCATCTCCAGTTTTACCAGTTGCCGCAATATCCGCTGCAAGACCGATTGTCTCTTTAAATGAAACACCCATTGCTGCAGAAATTTCTTTTGCAGTAGCAGATACATCGTCTCTAACCCTGCCAAGTTCTGCTGCTGATGTTCCTGCAACATCTCCGTAAACCTTAGTTAAACGAACTAACTCTTGATCGGCTTCTTTAAATGCTTTGGCTGCTGCTGCTCCAAATGCTACGAGTGGTACGGTTAATCCAACTGTTAGCTGTCTACCAGCCCACTGAGTATTTTTACCCCAGTTAATAAGCCCAGTTGCACCATCTTGAATAACTTTATTCATTATCTGAAGCTCTTGTCGGGCTATTGCTGTTTTATTTTTTATTTCATCTAGCCCTCTTGGAACATGCACATTGAACTGCATAAGTCCTTGTGCATTTCTGCCTAGCGGTTGTAATACTGAATTTTGTAGGGCTACTTGTTGTTTTGCTAAATCTCTTATAAGTCCACCAGATGTTCTAGCATGTTCTCTAAAAGCATTAAAATATTGATTTAGTTTTAATTTTCCACCATCAAGATTTTTACCAAATTTTTCTACGTCTGATTGAAGACTAACAAAGTGCGTAGAGAATTGACCTGTACTTCTTAATGTATCTGCAAAAGATCTATTCATAACGGCAATTTGATTTGCCATCATCTTGTTAGAGTTAGCTAGTTGTTCTTGTAATTTAGATAGGCTGGCAGTAACCTTATGCACGTCGGCAATAAGGGCTGAGAAGTCGGCATTAGCGACTATTCGGGTACTGATTGTTTCGTCAGCCATTTATATTCAAGTTACTCCTTAGTGTATCCTAAGCCTTCTCCAATTCCAAAACCAGCTTGCGCTGCGAATCTTCCTTGCAGAGAAACCACATCATTACTAGTTGCATTTATTCCTGCAGCACGTAATTCAATGTCTTCGAAGCTTGAACCTCTCCTTTTATCGTCTTCATACTCACCTATATCTACTCCTTTTAAAGAGGCAAAGAATTTTTTATCTTCGTAATCCTTTTTCTTTAAAGCTTGTAAAGTGTTTATAAGTTCTGGCATTGATAAATTTTCTTCAAGTTCGTCGTAATTTTTCCAATGACCAAGTAAGAAAACTTCTCCTTCTAAAGCGGCTAGATCTAGTTCTGACCAGCCAGAACTGCTGCCGCTACTAGGTTTGGGTCGTCAAGTTTAATTCCTCCGCAAACTTCAAGAATGCGGTTCATAGTAGGAACATCAATTGCGTCCTCAAATGCTTCCCTGTTTGCTACTAATTCTGGTAGCTGTTTTTCCAGTGCAATTGCACATGCATCGATTAGGATGTTTAGGGTGTCATCTTCTGTTTTAGAATCTGCTGTTTTTTTAATTGCTATCATGAACTTACGAAGTTCTTTGATTGATAAAGGCTTTAGCTTTACGGTTTGTCCGTTTTGTAGCTGTACCTCTTCTATATTATATACTGTTGTTGCCAATTTAATCCTCCTAGGATCTAGTATAAATCATTATAACAAATAGAATATATTAATACAAGCAGAAAGCCCCCGATTTTCGGGGGCCTCTGTTAATTGTATCTAATTAAATTAGACTGCCAATACACGGTCAATAATCTTACCGTACTCTTGTCCTTCGTAGCCGCTCATAGCGGTTGGAAGAAGACGGAATGTTACTGGGAATGTAGTTGGGGCTGATCTTGCCAATGTGAAAGCTGATTGCTGCACTGACAAAACACGACGTGCATAATATACACGCTCTGCTCTACCTGCTGTACTTGGTGCTTGACCAACTGCAATTAGCTGACGCTCTGTTGGTGCAATACCGAGAGCTCCTGCTGCTACGCCTAATGTATCCTTCTTTGAAGTACCTGTTCCTGTAGAAATAATGGTGTTATTCTGCGAGATTGCGGTATTGTTGGTTGGATCATCTGGTTGTCCGAAAACTACTAGAACGTTTTCTAGAGTACCTTCTGACATTTCAGTTGCGATCATAACCTCCATAGCTGACTTAAACAGCTTGGCTGTGTCAAGTAGCTGGTCAACAGTTACTGAATCAAATGTTGGATTGTAAGTAATCTGAAGACCATTGTTTGTAAAACCTACGTTTCTGTAATAGAAAGTTGGTGTTGATGATGCGGTTGCATCGTTAAGTGTTTTTGTATAAGATTCTCCTGTTACAAATGCACCTGCTGATGTAGTACCTGGCTCTGCGTTTTCGTATGATGCATATCCTGCTGTTGTTGAATCGATATTCGAAATAAACAACGGTGATGCACCTACAAGAATATTTTTAGCATTACCTGCGTTTTGTGCTGCCATATTGTGTTTCCACCTCCTGGAATTCTTGAGTATTAAATTGTAAAATCAAATTTTAAATCTGGCTGGCTAGGCCTCTTTCCTCTTGGTATAATTCTATGCCATAAAGAGTCAAAAGGCAAACCTAGAGAAACCTGCCCTGACCATCTGTAATTCTTGAATACTTGATTTCTAGTATAACCTCTGCGGAGAAAAATCCCTGAAGCTCCTCAGATGGGGCAGTTGGGGATATATCCGCCACATATACTGAATGGAATTTAAACTTGTTTGATAGCCCAGACCATTTATTAATATCTCTAGCAGACTCATCCATTCTTCTAAATTCGTCAGTCATATAGTTTCTAATCTCATTAATATCGGCAACCGAGGTTGAATATATTGTGAAAAGTATTTGCTCGCAACAAATCATCCAGTTATCTTCGTAGGACATGCCTATCTTGTCATAGACTATATGCTTCTTCCCGCTTAAAAATTGATTCATTTCGGCTGATTGCTGAACAGGGATAATTGGGACGATGTTCTCATTTAAATTATCAGACCAATATTCGTTCTCATCGAATATGTCTCTTGTATATAATTCTTTCCAAAGATACTTTCTAAGTTCTAGCATAGCATCTAGTTTATAGTTTGCCGTCACATTACACCTCCAAATGACGCCGTCAATGCTGCGTCCGCCTGAGATTTTATTGCATTTGGTGAAAATGAATATTGAACCTTTTTAATATTGGAAGGAACTCTTAGCGCCTTAGTCATGCTTGAATTAAATATTTTTTGAAATCCCGATCTTTTAATTGATTCATTAACCAGTCTTCCACTAAAAAATCTTGAGTGAGCTAATGTAAATTGATTACGTGCTGCAGATCCACCAGGTCGTCTAACTGTTACGGGCTTGCCTTTGGGCACAAATATTGTCTCACCATCAATTTCAAAAACTAGACGCTCTGCATTCTTAGGTCTAATTGTTAATGGCTTACCTTCTTCCATTACTGCGGCTTTATTTACAAATACGTGTCTACGTTTTCCAGTTGAATTTGGAACCATAGATCTAGATGGCAATAACTCATAATTGATTCTAAAAGATAATCCGTCTTCAGATATCTTGTTTAATTTAAAAAGTCTTGCAGATTTATTTCCAGTCTTTTTCCACTCATAAACATGGTGAAGAGATTTAGGTTTTGATCTGGCAAGGGCATCTATATAGTTTCCAAAATCAATATTTATCTGATCAAATATAATTTTTGTAAATGCCGTTTTAAATCTGTCATTAGTTGTAAGCTTAGATATCACTGCTGCCTCATAGTATACAAATGCTGACACCTGAGCTACTGTGCTATCCTTTAGGGGCCCGTTTTGATTTGCGTACATCATTCTTTCTAGTCCGCTTGCTGCCTGAACCAACATTCCGCTATTGTCCAATTTGCTGATTCTCCGATCTCTTCATAGATGAGTTATACGCTATCACACGCCCAAATGGATCTGTAACTGGAGTTGTACCCATAACTTCAAATACGGTTGGCGTTTCGTTTGGAAAGTTTATTTCAGTCCATATAGTATTGCCTTCGGCATCTCTTATGTTTGTAATCTTTTCTCTAATAGTTAATCTTTCTGCAGTTCTTACTTGAACGACCTGATCGTTTAAATACTTGTTTGAAAAGATTTGCTTGTCACTAGAGCGAGTTGTTGCAGAATTACTGATAACTCCTTTTGCATGGCAGGGTATTGTTTTATAATAATTCCACTCTCTTACTATTGCCCCAGTATCTGAATCTTGAATTTCAGATTGCCTATAAACATCTAGATTCATAGACAAGACAGAGTCTACGATGCTATTCATTATATGATCTCTACTTTAGTTGTTAAGACATAGTCAGCCAAAAGAGCATCTGCGTATGCATTTCCTGTCCCAGTGTATGCATTTCCCGTATATTCAAAATCCCAGTCAAAGGTCGATATTGTCTTTACATACTTATTTCTCCACATAATATCTTTAGAAAAATAATCTTTCATTAATTCTATGCCCGCAAGTTCTACGTTATCTGGAACCCTTTCCCATCCAAATTTACCTTGAACCTTATATGCAACCTTATCTTGAAAAACTCCAGATGAATCATGAATGCTTGGCGGTACCATTCCGTTAGCAGTATACACAGTATTGTCAAGTAAGCCAGCTCTATTAATTTTAAGGCCATATCCGCTTTCAGAAATTTCAACTGGATAGTTCCAGTTATTTATTTGATTAAGATTATCTATTAATAGAATTCCGTTAGCATGCAGTTTTTGAAGACTATATATTTTTGCTGTAAGAGGAAGTGTATCTGAGTCATGACCGTAAACTAATTGTAAATCATCATATAGGTAAAATTTTTGTCCAGTAAATTCTTCTATTTGTTTTCTAGCATATCTTTCTGCCTTTAACAAATCCCTATAGGATCTATAGTTTGGATCAGAAGAGTCTGTGCTAAATCCTAATTCAGCAACATGATTAAAATCAATATATGGGGTTACTACGAATACTTCGTCGTATCTAGCAACACCTGCTCCACTTATCTGATATTCCCATTTCAATCTTAATGTTCTATTTCTATTGGTATATGAGTATGGAACATATACCGTATAAGACCCAGGATTGTTTTCATCTGCTACAGAACTTAATGTGGCCAGAATTTGTGTTGGACTAATAGCAGGAATAATGGATGGGTCATTAGTAACATCAAATAGTTTTACTGTTGGAAGGGCGTCGGCCTCTACAATATCTCCATTCCAAAACACATTGTGTGTTATTGGAGATTGTGAATTTATTAATACTTCTGCCATTTCAAAAGCCGAAGATTAGCTGTAATACTCCTGAACTTCCTTTGGAGTTGCTAATCTAAAGCCCTCCTCCTTATCAAAAATTTCTTGTGCCTTTTCTTTATTCATTGCTATAAAAGGGTGCTCTTTAGTAAATGTAAACCCCTGAATGTCATATCTAAAGTTAGCTCTTGTCATTCTTACTAATACTGTGTTCTCTGGTTGATCCGCCTTTGGATCAAACTTTGGCAGGTTTTCTACTGACATATCTTCTTCTTCCATCTTATCCATGGTCTTGTTATATACAGACCAAGTAACGCCTTCTTCTGCGAGGGCCGCAATAACGTCGGCTTTGTTCTTTAAGCCATCTGTATTAACTGCAAAATCTTCTGCAATCTGCTTTAGCTCAGATACTTTTAATGTCTCAAATGACATATAAATCTCCTATTTCTACTCCAAACAATTATAGCATTAGTAAATTAAAATGAAAAGCCCCCAAAAAATTGGGGGCCTTTCGATGATCTAAATCCTATTAATTAGGAAGCGACCTTAACGTTCTTAACAACGACCCAAGCGTCTGCTTGTTCGATCTGGACGCCTACACGAGTATACATTGTGTACTCGATAGAGTCCTTACGTGGCCAGAAGAAACGGTAAACAGTTACATCACGCTTGATACCAATAACTACGTTATTTGGGAATGTCAAGTGGATATCTCCGTGATTACCAGTCTCGCCTGTATAAGTGCCATCTTGTGCCTCTGGAAGAAGTGGAACTTCGACAATTGGAATACCAAATGCGAATGGTGCCACATATCCTGCTGGGCCACCTAGTGGCTGCACGCCTTGTCCACGGATAACGCTTGATGCGATATCTTGTGGGTTAGCTGATCCATCTGCACCCAACAATGATGTTGAATATAGATAGTCCTGAATCAAGTTTGAACCTGATAGGAAGCGAAGGTCTGCACGACGTTGCTTGTACTTACGTGGAAGAGCCTTAAGTGCACTGTTAAATACAGCACGGCTTACTGCAGCTCCACCAGCATCGACAACGTGACCGTTGAGCTTAGCTTTCTTTACGACACCATCAAATGCGCTGTATAGCGGATCGGTGGTGACTGATGCATTTCCGTTAAGAACTACATCTTCAATGTCGTTACCTGCTTGTGTTGCCATCATTCTGGCAATATGATCTTCGAGATCAGCACCTTCAATATTATCTTCTAGAGATTCTGTTGAAAGCTCCCAATCTAGACGAAGCTTCTTTGTTGAAAGAGAGATCTTGGAGAAAGTGACAGCTGCGTTTGAAGCAGTGTCAGCTCCTTCATTGGCAACCTTCATAAGTTTTTCGCCAACTGACATACGATCAATCTCAGTAGTATCGGCTCTCATTCGGACGGTACGTGCGACTTTACCAATTACGGTAGCATCGAACATGTAGTCTAGGAAGCGAGCTGATTGTTCTGGGTTTAGAAGACCACCGTTACCAGCTTCACGTCCTACGTGTACACCAGTTGTTGGTGTACCAAGAGATGCGAAAGAGGTTGTTGCAGTTGTACCTGCAGCAATGGCCTTTTCTAATGTTTCATTACTCATTTTATATTTTCACCTACCTTTTTTAGTTAAAAATTTCATTTACGGAACCGAGGAAAGAACCGTTCCACTTTGATTTTTTGATTGTTACTTCCTGAGACCCGCCAAGGTCCGAGGACTTCTTAATTGCAGTCTCTGATTCTACTGCATCGACACGCTTTTGTACGCCATCAGTCGTGTTTCTGATATCTTCTACAGCCTTTGAAAGTGCTGCATATTGTTCTGCCAATTCTGAAATTCGACCATCTACGCTCTTGCTGAAGGATTCAACTGTTTCTTTAATAGCTGATACCTGTGCTGCATTTGCTTCTGATGCCTTATTTAACGTTTCTGAGAAAAAGCCTTTTAGATCGCCAAGCATCTTTGCAAAATCAGGTTCATCAACCACAACTTCGGATACGTCGGCTGCTTTTTCTAGAGTCTCGGCAGAAGCGTCGGCTGCTGCATCTGCAGTAGCTTTTTCAACAACTAGTGCTTCCTCTGCAGGAGCAACTGCTGCTGTGTCTTCTACGGTTGCTTCTGGTGCTACTGCATCTTCTGCAACTACATTTTCTGTATTCTCTGACACTTCTTTACCTCCTTCTATGTCTGCCTGTTTTGCAATTTGTGTTTCAGGCAATGACAATCTTGACTTTTTATGTAAATCAAGAATCTTATCTATTTCTTTTGCTTTGTTAACATCATTACTCTCTACCCATCCGATTAGCTCCGCTGGCTTTCCAGTAACTGGGGAGTCGTAAGATGATTCTGTTGAAATAAAAACAGAATCGCTTTCTGCACAATAAAAAATATTTTCAGTTTTTGTTTCTGCTGCAATTCCTTTGAACATTAGCTGGCCATTCTTTTTTTGAATAGACAAAATATTGCAAAGTTCGTTTGCTGGTGCATCTACTACAGAAAGCTCCATCAAAGAATATTCTTTAATAAATCTTACTGGTTTACCTGTAGACTTATTTACTTCGTTTTCTGAGTCTACAATTTTTCCGCCAATTGAAAATCCTGATAAAGTTCCGTCTAGAATTTTTTCCCAAGTGTCTTGTGCGCCCTTTGAGATGTATGCATCTACATAAACACCATTATAAAATTCTTTTGTTGATGGATCATAAAACATTTCTGGCTTAAATGATACCATTTTACCAACTGCATTTGATCCATGCATTTCACGAATGTTGCCACGAAAACTCTCAAAT